AATGGAACACGCTCGATGGGAAGAAGTGAGCCGAGTCACAGTTCGGATGGGGGAAGTGCAGGAATGGATAACGAAGTGGCACGGAGCAATCAGATCGCTTCTAGATGCCCTTCCTTCGAGCCTAGCGGCCAGAGCAAACCCATCAGACCCAGAGTGTGCAAAGCAAGCCATCCAAGACGGAATCAATCAAATCTTCGTCACCATCCAGAAAGCAGAGGGGGCGTTTAAGTGAACGAGTGCTTCCTCATTATTATCGCCACCCTCGGCCTGCTAGGATTGATTCTGCCATACTTTGACGAATGAAACGCTCTCCCCTCAAACGCAAAACCCCACTCAAGCGAGGCGGGAAACTACGCCGAGTGTCTGCCAAGAGACGAAAGCAGAATGAGGTCTATTCTGATGTGCGAGAGAAGTTTCTAGGCAACACGCCAGTCTGCCAAGTGTGCCGATGCAAGATGGCGAGCCAAGTTCACCATAGGCGAGGGAGGTTCGGGGATAGATTAAATGAGGTAGAGTTTTTCTTGGCGGTGTGCTTTGAGTGTCATATTAAGATTCATATGAACCCTGCTTGGGCGTATGCAAAAGATTATTTGATTAAGAGATGAAAATAATACTTGACTGCTCAATAAAGAATCAATAAAACATTGATAAATGAAATCCTATGACGAACTGATACTAGCAAAAGCAAAAATTCCGCAAGAGGCTGGGTTTAAGGCAAAGCCAATTAATGCCCCCCTTTTTGATTGGCAAAAGCATATTGTTAATTGGGCTATTCAGCAAGGTAGATGCGCCCTGTTCGAGGATTGCGGATTAGGTAAAACCGCCCAACAGCTCGAATGGGCTAGGCAAGTTTGCGAACATACCGGAGGAAATGTTTTGATTCTAACCCCTCTTGCGGTTGCCGAACAAACTATAAAAGAGGGGAAGAAGTTTGGAATAACAGCCCATCACGCAAAAGACGCAAGCACCCTGAAAAGTGGGATAAATGTAACAAACTATGAGAAGCTAGACTTATTTGATGGCGTAGAATTTGCGGGGGTAGTTTTAGACGAATCAAGCATCCTTAAGAACTTTAGCGGAAAAACAAGAATCGCACTTACTGAAAGATTCTCCTCAACCCCATACCGGCTTTGTTGCACAGCAACGCCTAGCCCCAATGATTTTACAGAGATTGGGCAACACGCCGACTTCCTTGGTATATGTTCGCCAGCCCAAATGCTTGCAACATATTTTATTAACGACACATTCGATACTGGCACTTGGAGACTAAAGGGGCACGCAGAAAAAGCGTTTTGGAAGTGGTTGGGGTCGTGGGCGGCTTGCGTGTCTAGGCCAAGCGATATTGGCTTTTCAGATGATGGGTATATTCTTCCGGCCCTAAACCTAGACACTATTCTTGTAGAGGTGGATGAACGAGGAGAGGGGGAGGAATTGTTTAAGCACGCCACCCTATCGGCCACAACAATGCACAGAGAATTAAGGGAAACAGCCAAGCACAGATCGAAAGCGGTTGCCGACTTGGTGAATGACTCGGAAGAGCCTTGGGTAGTATGGTGCAACACAAACCTCGAGGCCGACGAATTAAAGGCAATAATTCCAGATGCAATCGAGATTAGGGGAAGCGACACACCAGAAAAGAAAGAGAAAAGACTAGAGGCATTTTCAAGCGGTGATGCAAGGGTTATTATCAGCAAGCCATCGATTTGTGGCTATGGTCTAAACTGGCAACATTGTAGAAATGTTGCATTCGTTGGATTGAGCTACTCATTCGAGGATTTTTACCAAGCACTCAGGAGATCATATAGGTTTGGGCAAAAGCAAAAGGTAAATGCCTATATAGTGCAAGCAAGAACCGAGGGAGCGATTTTGCAAGCCATAAATAAAAAGATAGGACAACACGCAAAAATGCAAGAACAAATGAAGATAGCCGCACTATCTTTAAGAAAAGGAGAAAAACCAAAAACAATGAAAACAGACATAAAAAAAGTATCTGGAAAAGAATGGGAGCTTTATCACGGAGACTGCGTAAGAGTGGCGACAACATTAAAGGAGGAGTCAATCGATTGCTCTATATTTTCCCCACCATTCGCCGACCTATTCACATATTCATCAGACCCGCAAGATATGGGAAATTGTGGTGGGAAAGATGAGTTTGCCCGACAGTTTAAGTTTCTGATTGACGAGCTTTTAAGAATAACGAAACCCGGAAGAATGGCTTGCGTGCATTGTAATGACCTACTTTCGACCAAATGGAAGCACGGAAAGATTGAATACCAAGACTTCTCTGGTGACATTGTGAGGGCATTCAGAACGGCTGGATGGTATTTCCATTCGAGAATAACAATATGGAAAGACCCAGTCGTTGAGATGCAAAGAACAAAAGCACACGGATTGCTATACAAAACACTAAGAACAGACTCCTCAGATTCAAGAACTGGGTCGCCAGAATATGTCCTTGTCTTTAAGAAGCCCGGCGAAAACCAAGAGCCAATCACCCACACGCCAGATGACTTTCCTCTTGATCAATGGCAAGAGTGGGCTTCGCCTATCTGGAGAACTATCGACCAAGGGAATGTATTAAATGGGGAAATGGCTAGAGGCGAACAAGACGAGAGGCATATTTGCCCACTTCAGCTAGATGTTATAGAAAGATGCTTGATAATGTGGAGTAATAAAAACGATACTGTGTTCTCTCCATTTGCCGGAATTGGTAGCGAGGGATATCAGTCATTGAAAATGGGCAGACGATTTATAGGCGCAGAACTCAAAGAAAGCTATTTTAAACAAGCGCAATCTTTTCTGGAAAATGCAAACCGCCAGAAAGAGCTACAATTCGCATAGATGAACATCGGGGCGTTCAGCCGTAGTTTCTTTGAGCCAAGAGAGCAACTATCAATTCCAGAATGGGCAGAGAAAAACCTCACGCTCTCGGCAAGAGTAACGAACATACCCGGAGCGTATTCAACAACTCTCACACCCTATGTCCGTGAACCCCTAGAGGCTTTTGGAGACGATTCAATTCGGAGGGTGGTATTGGTATGGGGGGCACAAACGAGCAAGACTACAACGATTCTTGCTGGCCTAGCCTATCGAATTGCGGAACGGCCTTGTCCGGTATTGTGGGTGATGCCCTCGGAACATCTCGCTCGATCATTTACAGAAACCCGCTGGCTTCCGATGGTGGACGATTGCCCAGCCCTAGCAAAAGAAAAGCCAGACAACACCGACAAGATCAAAATCCTAGAGCAACATTTTAAGCGATGCTCGGTGTGGTGGGCAGGAACAAGTGCCTCGGCTCTTTCTAGTCGCTCGATTGCTTTATTGTGTATGGATGAGGTGGACAAGTTTCCAGAGCAAGCGGGGTCGGGGAGGGAAGCCAATCCGGTGCAGTTAGCGGAAGCACGAGTCAGTACTTATCCAAATCATCTCATCATAGCAACAAGCACCCCTACAACTGCCGACTCAATAATCTGGGCTGAATGGCAGAAGGGCGATATGCGCTTCTATTTTGTGCCTTGCCCCCATTGTGGATTAAAACAAAAACTAATCTGGGGACAAGTAAAGTGGGATGAAGCGGCCAAGATCGAAGATGGCGTTTATGATTATGCCCTAGTTAAAAGCTCGACCTACTATGAGTGCGAAGGGTGTAAGGGCAAGATTCAAGATGGACAGAAAACCAAGATGCTCCGAGAGGGGGAGTGGAGGGCAACCAACCCCAAGGGCGAACCAGCCAGACGCTCATATCACCTCAACGGACTATATGCTCCGTGGGTAACATTCGGGAGCTTGGCGGTCAAGTTCCTGCAAGATAAGCATAGCGGGATTATCGGCCTCCAAGATTTTGTGAACCGAGTCCTAGCCGAGCCTTGGATGGAACACGAATCAGAAAAGATGCAGATCGTTCCCGGTGCTTATAAGATGGGCGAGGTTCGGATGGGCGATAAGCTGATTATGAGTTGCGACATCCAAGAGGCGGGGGGCTTCCACGCTTGGAGCGTTGTTAGGGCTTGGGATTTGGAGGGAAAACCAAGGCTCGTGTGGGCGGGTAGACTAGAAACTTGGGGCGACATAAAGGCAAAACAAGATGAGTTTGGCGTTGAGGATAAGTGCGTTCTAATTGACTCGGGCGATCAAACCCGAGATGTATATTTGAATTGTTGCAAGAACGGATGGGTTGCGCTGGTCGGCTCAGACAAGACCAGCTTCTCCGAGATCGTGAACGAGCAGAAGGTTCAAAGGCCATACGCCCGAATTGCAAATGGCGACCCATTTAGCGGTAAGGCGGTTCAGTCAAAGGCAGGATGGAAATGGAAGCTCTGCCCTATTTGGCGATGGTCTAACCCATCAATCAAAGACATCCTATCCCAACTATTGAAAGAGGAGGGATTCATCGCCCTAGATACGCCCGATGTCTGGAAGGTTCATATCGAAGCAGAGGTGAAGGTGAGAGTTAAGAATCCGATGACTGGCAGGGAAAGACTTGTGTGGAAGCAAATTGGGAAGCATAATCATTTGATGGATTGCGAATGTATGAACATTGTCGGTGCGGCACTCCACGGACGGCTCAAAGTTTCCCCTGCAAGTTTGACAGAGGAGGTTGAGAATGGCGAAGGGTGATTTCATTGGGCTACCCCTTGCTACCCTCACTTCGTTGCGTGATAAATATATCACTTGCCTAGAAGCGATTGCGGTGGCTGGGTCAAGCTATTCGATAGCGGGACGCTCTTTTTCTAGGGCGAATCTTGGGGAAGTTCGTGATACTATCGCAGAGCTAACCCTCGCCATTCAGTCTGTCAACGGCACTCGTATCCGCACGACCTACGCCAACTTCTCGTGAAAAAAGCCCAGCTAAACTTAATCGATAAAGCCGTTGCCTTTCTGAACCCGCAGGGGGCAGTTAATCGGATGATCGCACGGCAAAAGCTGGTCAACTTCTCGTACGATGCGGTCAAATATACAAGGGAACGCAAAGGGCCGAGTTCGCTTTCTGGGGCAGAAGATTATCGTTCCAACTACGACCGAGTGGAGTTAATGAAAAGGGCAAGGGATTTGGCAGAAAATGTCGGCCTTGTTCGCTCTATCCTTATGAAGTTTGCCAGTCATACCGCCGCAAATATCTCCTACCAAGCCAGAACAGAGAATCCCGAAGTGAATAGCGATGTGGAAGCATACTGGGCAGAGTGGTGGGACAAGTGCGACATCTCAACAAGGCACACCGGCTCGACTCTTATGCAAGTGGCGATAATGTCGATGTTGCGGGATGGCGATTTTTTGTTTTGCCTCGTTCGAGATAAGGAAGGCGATCTCAAACTTCAAGGCATTGAAGCAGACCGTGTGGGAGACCCATTCAAAGTTTATACCAGCCTCGACCTAATTGGAGGAATCCACATAGATCGAGCGACTGGCGCACCCTCGGCTTATGATATTTATTCAAGGAGCATCGGGGATTTCTACACCTTCCAAGCAACGATTCCAGCAAGCCAAGCCTTTCACCTATTCGACCCACTCCGCATCGATCAATATAGGGGAGTAAGTGCTTTCCATACAGCCATAAATGATTGCACAGACATTTATGATATTGTGAACTTTGAGAAGATGGCGGCACGAGTTGCCTCCTCCCAATCCGCAGTTGTTCGCAGGAATAACAACAATGCCTCCGATCTCTCCACGCTCACAAACGATGAAAATGTTAATGGTGATACTATCAAGCTAGAAGCGATTGAGTCGGGCAAAATCTCCTACCTAGAACCTGGTGAAGATATTGTGTTCCCCGATGGGCCGAGCCGTCCCTCTGGTGCGTTCGCAGAGTTTCACAAGATTCTGCTTCGCAATATCTGTCTTGGTCTTGGCATCCCTTATAGCTTCGCCGTTGACCCTTCCGCTATGTCTGGCCCGACTGCAAGACTTGAGATGCAACAAGCAGGGCGCACTTTCCGTAGATACCAGAAGCTCATCGACGACAAGGTTCTGCGACCAATCAAAAATATCGTGCTTGCTGATGCGGTATCTCGTGGGTTGATCGAAAATAATGTAGGAAGCCGAACCACCAAGGGTATCTTTAATTTTGGGGCGAATGTCTCCATAGACCTATCTCGAGATAGCCAGTCAGCGATCTCTGAATTTAAGACCGGATTACGGACAGCGGCAGATATTTATAGTGAACGTGGCCTAGATTTTGAAAGCTCCTTTAGGCAGAGAGCGCAAGAAGCGGCTTTGATTAAGAAACTAGCCCAAGAATACGACATCCCAGCGGTAGCGATATCAGACATCGTTGAGAGTTTGGTTTATGCACAGCAAGCCGCACAAAGGTCTGGACAAGCTGGCGGTGGCGAAGGCTCTGGTGAACCCATTGTGTCTGATGTCTCTCTCAATGGGCCGCAAGTTGCATCCATCATCAATATCATCAATGCGGTTGCCGCTGGTGCTTTGAGCAAGGAGGGTGCGGTTTCAGTTATCACATCGGCCTTCCCAACAATTTCAAGAGAGCAAGCAGTTCTAATCGTTGGCGGGATACAAGAGGGCAATATCATCCCAACAACAAAAGAGGAACGCATCGCAAGCCAGAAAGACCAAGGCGGGGATACTTCGGGAGGCTCGCTACCGCCACCGACAGAACCTACAACGCCCCCTCCCGCCCCCGCTGGTACTTCTCAAAAAAAAAGTAATTTAGAGATTTTGGAAAGCCTCGACCCCGCATCTATCAAGATGCTGATTGAGGGGATGATGGGCGGGATTGAGTTAGCGAAATACGATGGGATAGATTTTACCCCACCGCAAGGGGCTAGGGATGCCGCTAAAAGAGCCTTGGATGTGCGAGAAGGAAAACCAGCCAGCCAGCGAGGAATGACCCCAGTAGGCATCGCTAGGGCGAGGGATTTGCAAAATGGGGTTAAGATGTCGCCCGACACTATTCGAAGAATGAAAGCCTTTTTCGATAGGCACGAAGCGGACAAGAAGGGTGCAACTTGGGACGAGCAGGGCAAGGGCTGGCAAGCGTGGCACGGATGGGGTGGAGATGCTGGATATGCTTGGGCAAGAAAAGTGGTTGGACAGATGGAAGCAAGGGACAAGAAAGAACTTGCAGAACCAGCTTCTTGCCCGATCGCAACTCAAGACATCAAAACCAACCTAGCCAATAGACAGACAGCGGTTGATGATGCGAACTACGGCCCAGCTAATCCTAACGAACCGAATGAGGACTATTGGAAAGCCAAGGCAGACGAGTTTCAAGGTGATGTATCAACGGCAAAGAAAATGCTTTGCGGAAATTGTGCGGCCTTTAACCAAACCAGCAAACTTCTAAATTGCATAAATGGCGGGATAGGGATTGATGCTAATGAGGTTGCGGTGGCTGGCGACCTTGGATATTGCGAGATTTTTGACTTTAAGTGTGCGGCCAAAAGGACTTGTGATGCTTGGATTGTTGGCGGGCCGATTACAGATAAGAAAGAAGAACTTGCCCGACCAGTAAGCCAAACCCCAGCCCCTCCTAAAGAACGAATCAAAGGCTCAAAGGAAAACCCCAAAGGCACGGCATCCACAAGGAGCAAAGCTGGTGACATAGAGATTTCAGCCGAGAACGAGGAGGCATTGAAGAACAAGATTGCCGAGTTCAAGAAAGATCATCCCAAGAAAAACGCTCCTAGCCTTGGAGCATTGAAGAAAGTATTCCGCAGGGGGGCGGGTGCGTTCTCGACTAGCTTTAGGCCAACGATTACAGGCGGGAAGCCCAACTCACGCAACGCTTGGGCGATGGCGAGGGTGAACAAGTTTCTCAAGATGGCGGGTGGGGGTGAGGTCAAAGACTCTTACCGCAAGGCAGACGGCGATCTCCTTTGACATAATCTAGGCATTTATGCCTTTACCCCTACCCTCCGCAGACGAATCCGAACAAGACTTTGTATCCCGCTTTATGGGTGACGAAGAAGCAATATCCAAGTTTCCAGACGAAACGCAAAGGGCGGCGGTTGCCTATTCTACTTATAGGGATGAGGAGATGG